ACATGCCAAACATGAAAGTTTACGACTTTGTGGCTGGGGTGCTGAAAGAGTTTAACATGGTTATTTATGGAACTGGCACAAACACCTGGAAAGCCGAACCGCTTGAGAATTGGTATGCACTTGGGGATATTTACGACATTACAGAATTTACAGATATTAATTCCATCGACATTGAACGAGTAAAACTTTATAAAAAGATTTCCTTTGAACACGAAAAAAGCGAATCATTTATGAATAGAGTTTTCGCTGATAATTTTGCTAGGGAATACGGAAGTTTAGATTATGTTTTTCCATACGATGGAGATGAATTGACAATTAAGCTACCTTTTGAAAATATCTTATTTCAACAGTTTGAAACAACCAATATTCAGGTAGGTTATGCTTTAACTAAATTTCCTGATTATAAACCATACATTCCAAAACCGACTATTTTATATTTATACGATCAAGTTACATGCAGTCCTTTTAAATTTCATTTAGGCGATGGACACGTTACAAAAACAACTTATTTACCATTCGGGCAAGACTTGAAAAATAACGGCATTAACTATTCTTTGAACTTTGGGAACGATATTTCTAGTTTGCTGAATACAACAGTGCCGAACTCAAATTTCATGGTTTATTATTTCACGTATTTAAATAACTTATTTCAACAAAAGAATAGGATTACATACGTAAAGACTAAACTACCATTGTGGGTTATTATAGGATTAAGATTAAACGATAGATTAGTTATCAGAGGTAAGCGATATATTATTAATTCGATGGCTACAAATTTATCAAATACCGAAGTGGATTTTGTATTGTTAAATGATTTTAGACCTATCAATATCAAAGCACCAAAGCCAGTAATTAAACAACCTTTTATTGATGTTCCTATTGTTTTTGGAAACGGAGTTAAAGAAGTAAATATTAGTTGGACTGATGTAGATGTAGAAGTTAACTCAAACGATTATTTACACCCACTTAAATTAAACGCTCCAGATATTGTTACAATTGATACGTCTAAATCTAGCGCAAGTATTATTGAGATATCAATAGATTCAACGTACACAAATGGAAAAATTGAAAACGCAAATTTAGTAATTTACGAACCATGATAAAAAATATTATAGACTTATTAAGACAATCGGAGTTTTACGGTTGTTCAGAAAATATTGACATTGCAAAAGGTATAAACGAGATGCCTAAAAGCACAAAGCATTCAATCAAAAAGATTAAAAGACAATTAGCATGGAAAAGAAAGTAGTCCAATTAGAACTAGAAACAACAGGTTTCGACCAAGTAGAGCAACAAACGAAATCCTTAAAAGCACAACTTCGTGAAGCACAAAATGAGGTTAACCAACTAGCGGAAAAATTTGGTGCTACTTCTGCTGAAGCGGTTAAGGCAGCAAAAAGAGCTTCGGAGTTAAAAGATGCGATAGCCGATGCTAAGGACTTAACGGATTCCTTTAATCCTGATGCTAAGTTCAACTCGTTAACTCGTTCCATAGGCGGTGCAATGGATGGATTTTCAGCATTTCAGGGTACACTTGGACTTATTGGAGTAGAAAGTCAAGACGTTGAAAAGATGATTCTCAAGGTTCAATCTGCAATGGCACTTTCTCAAGGGTTGCAAGGATTAATGGAAGCTAAGGATTCGTTCAAACAATTGGGTGCGGTTATTAGTGATACTTTCAAAGGGATTAAAGGTGCGTTATTAGCTTCAGGTATTGGTGCGTTTGTAGTTTTACTAGGTACGGTTGTAGCTTATTGGGATGATATTTCGGAAGCGGTTGGGTTTGCAAGTGCGGGACAAAAAGCGTATAATTCAACTTTAGAACAATATACTCAAGGTGCAAAAGAAGCAATACAAACTACTCAAAAAGTAGGTACTGCATTTGAAATGGCAAAAGAGGGTGTAATAAGCAAAGAGGAAGCCTTAGCAACTTACAACGAAACGTTAGGGGATTCATTTGGAAAAGCTACTACACTTGCAGAAGCAGAAAAACTTTACAACGATAAAGTAGATGACTATGTAAAAGCAATGGCGTTAAGAGCGCAAGCAAACGCTTTATTTGAGTTGTCCGCACAAAAGGCAGCCGAACAAGTTACTTCAGCAATGGAAGACAATACTACTTTTTTAGATAAGTCAGTTGCTGGTTTAAAAATTGCTTTTTCTAGTACTGAAAATGCGGTTGGCTACATAAATAAACAACAAAAACAAAGAACTAAAGAACGAAACGCACAACTAGAAAAGGAAAAAGTATCTATTGAAAATGTTGCTAAAAGTTTATTGAAAGAAGCCGAAACAACTGAAAAAGCAAACGGTATTAAATCCGAAAGTGAAATTAAGTTAGCAAACGAAAGAAAGCAAAGAGCCAAAGAGGTAAAAGATGTTGAGGAAGCAAAGAAAAAAGAAGCACTTGAAAATATACAAGCGTTAGAAGCTGAATATGCACTTTACCAAAAAACCGAGCAAGAAAAAGAAATTTTTGCAATTCAGGAAAAATATAAAAAAGCCTTAGAAGATGCTAAAAAATACGGTAAAGATAATTCTCAATTATTACTTGCTCAAAAGAATGAATTAAATGATATTGACGCTAAGTATAAACAACTAGAAGTTGAACGAGCAGAAAAGACCGCAGAGGAATTAAAAGCGATTCAAGAAAAAACGAATGCCGATTACATACAAGCGCAAGATGATAGGTTTGCATTAGAAAATGAACTTACTTTAAATGAAGATGAAAAGAAAAAGTTAGCACTTCAACAAGCCTATGAAAAGCAAATCGAAATAGCTGGAGATGACGAGGGATTAATTAAACAAGCGACTAAAAAACTTCAAGATGATTTAACTGCTATTGATGAAGAATCAGCAAAAAAAAGAAAAGAAGCTAAAAAACAAGAAATACTAGCAGTTGCACAAATGAGTGCGGATGCTTTGAATTTAATTGCTACAATCGCAGAGGATAACGCTGGTAAAGATTTAGGAAGACAAAAGAAAGCGTTTCAAATTAGAAAGGCTGCGAACTTAGCACAAGCAACAGTTGACGGAACGAAAGCGGTTTTATCAACTTATGCAGATACTCCGGGCGGTCCAGTAATTAAGGGTATTGCTGCGGGACTTGCGGGTGCTTTTGCATTAGTACAAATTAGAAAAATTGCAATGGCTAAATTTGAGGGTGGCGCACCAAGTGGTGGCGGTGGCGGTTCAATGGGTGGCGGTAACGATACTGCAACGCAAACAGTAACAAGTAGCGCACCATCTTTTCAAATAGTCGGAAACGCTGGTACAAATCCTTTAGGCGGTTTGGGTGGCGCACCGATTAAGGCTTATGTAGTATCTAGCGAAGTAACAACAAGCCAACAGTTAGATAGAAATCACATCAAAAACGCAACATTCGGATAATTTTAAAGTCAATAGGTATGCAAAAGAGAAAAGTTATTGAGTTAGTCATTGATGAAAACTCAGAAAAGAACGGTATTAATGCTGTTTCACTTGTATTAAATCCAGCGATTGAGGAAAACTTTATTGCATTGGAAAAGCATGAAGTACAATTAAAAGAGGTTGATACTGAAAGGCACATTTTAATGGGTGCTGCATTAGTTCCAAACATTAAGATTCCTAGAAAAGATGAAAACGGGGAATGGTTCGATATTACTTTTTCAGAAGAAACCGTAAGGAAAGCTAGTCAAATGTTTTTACAAAATTCAAAACAGAATAACGCAACAATTCATCACGATCAAAAATTGGATGATATGTCAGTTGTTGAAAGTTGGATAGTAGAAGACCCCGAAATGGATAAGTCAAATATTTACGGGCTTAAATACAAAAAAGGTACTTGGGTAATTTGTATGAAAGTAAATAATGAACAAGTCAGAGAAGATGTTAAGTTAGGAAAAGTTAAAGGATTTTCGATTGAGGGATATTTCATTGATAAACTAGATTTAAGTTTAGTTGAAAGTGAGGAAGAAAAACAATTGAAAGAGATAATAGAAATTTTAAAATCAATATAAAATGACACAAGAAGAAAGAATCATTAAGAAAGTTTACGATGCGAAAAAAGTTGAACTAGGAACGCATGAAATTTTTTTAGCTGATTTTGCTGATATGGATACTCAAATTAGTAAAGCTGAAACTGAGTACAAAAAAGTATTAGATTATACTAATAGGATAGATTCAATAAAACAAGAAGCAAAAAAAAATACTTCGATTGATTTTTTACCTAGAGTATTAAATGAATTAAGAAACGATAGAGATTTATTTATTTCTAAAGTTAAAGCATTAGGTATTGATGAAACAAAAGTTCCACAACCTAAAAAATACCAATCGGCAATCGATAGAGTTTCTGCATTAGCTGATAAAGCAAAACAATATATTAACGATTTTAATAAATAACATGGCAAAAACTAAAAGCAAAACAAGTCCTAAAGGTGGCAAACGTGGATGCCTTTGCGATGACGGAACTTATAATTCTGAATGTTGCAACGGAGATTTACAAAATCAAGGTATTGGCAGTCCATTAAACCAAACTGTAAGCACTGTAATTAACACTACAGAGCCAGTTACAACGGTTCACACGCACTAAAAAGGTAACAGTTAATAAATACTTAAGTCTATAAGTTATGAATGCAAAAGAAATCATAAATAAATTTAAAACTATTTTACAAATGGAAGTAAAATTAGAATCAATGATGTTGGCAGACGGTCAAACAGTCCTTGAAGCAAATGTTTTTGAAGCGGGTCAAGAAGTTTTTATCAAAACAGTTGATGACCAAATGATCCCTTTGCCAGTTGGAGATTACGAACTTGAAAACGGTCAAATCTTGTCAGTAACTCAAGAGGGAATCATTGCTGAAATTAAAGACGTAGCAGAAGAAACTGAAATGCCTGAAGCTCCAGCAACAGAAGTACCAACAGAAGCAAGTGTTGAAACTCCGAAGTCAGCTCCAAAGAAAACAGTTGAAACAATGACTAAGGAAACGCACTTTTCTAGTGAAGAAGTTGAAGCGTTAAAAGCTGAAATCGAATCTTTGAAAACTGAATTAGCATCTATCAAAGAAGCTAAAGAAGTTGAACTTTCAACAGAGGAAATAGAGCCGAAAAAAATCGAGTTTAATCCTGAAAACAAAACAGAGAAATCTAACTTTCAATTTGGATCTAATAAAATGGAAACGATTGAAGACAGAATAAGAAGAAAATTATTTAATTAACAATTTAAAATTTAAAAGAGATGCCAACAACAACATCGATTACTACCACGTATGCTGGTAAATTTTTGCAACAATACATCGCTACAGCGTTATTGTCAGCACCAACTTTGGACAAACAACTGGTTACAATCAAACCAAACATTAAGTACAAAGAAGTTATTAAGAAAGTAGCAACTGGAGGTCTTTTGAAAGATGCTTCTTGTGATTTTACAGCTACTGGTTCGGTTACTTTGACTGAAAGAGTTTTAACTCCGAAAGAATTACAAGTTAACCAACAACTTTGTAAAAAAGATTTTCATTCAGATTGGATGAGTGAAGAAATGGGAATTTCAGCATTCGATACATTAGCACCTAGTTTTGCTGATTTTATCCTTGCTCGTTATGCTTCTCAAGTTGCTCAAGAAAATGAGATTTCTTTTTGGAGAGGTGTTACTGGAACGTCAGGACAATATGACGGAATTTGTACACAAATCGCAGTTGATGCACTTTTGCCAACAGCTCAAGAAGTTGCTGGTACAACTGTAACTGCTGCCAACGTATTAGTTGAACTTCGTAAAATTGTAGCTGCTATTCCTGCAACTATTATCGCAAAAGAAGATATGTTCATCTATTTGCCAGTTAATATGTATTACGCTTATATCGCTGCTTTAGGTGGATTCGGTGCAAGTGGATTAGGTTCTAACGGTGTAGGTGCTAACGGTACAATGTGGTATTCAAACCAAGCTTTGTCTATTGACGGTGTAAAAATCGTTTTGGCAGAGGGATTAGCTTCTAACGTTGCTATTGCAGCGCAAAAATCTAACTTGTATTTTGGTACTGGATTAATTTCTGATATGAATACAGTTAAATTGATTGATACTTCTGAAACTCTAGGAGATGAGAATGTAAGAATCGTTATGAGAATGACTGGTTGCGCTAACTATGGTTTCGCAGAAGAAGTAGTAACATACGGTATTACAAATTCAGCTAACTAAGAATTAAATAACTGAATAAAAGGGGAGGTAAAGTGCCTTCCCTTTTTTGTTTAAAATAACTTTTAAAAAAATAAAATTATGCCATGCGATTTAACATTAGGACGTTTAGAGCCTTGTAAAGATAACGTAGGTGGATTAGATGCCATTTACTTTGTGAACTTCGGTCAAGCACCGATGAGTAATATTACTATTGATGCTGATGACATTATTACAGAGGTTACTGGTGTTACAAACCTTTATAAATTTGAATTGAAAGGAACAAACACTTTTGATCAAGTTGTAAATTCAAGCCGTGACGCTGGAACTACATTTGTAGAGCAAACTTTGTCAGTGATGCTTAAAAACCAAGATTCGACTACACACAAACAAGTTAAAATGTTAGCTTATGGTAGACCTCAAGTTGTGGTTAAAACTAGAACTAATAAGTTTTTCTTTGCTGGTATGGAATACGGTATGGAGCTAACAACTGCAAACGTAGCAAGTGGTACAGCAATGGCAGATGCTCAAGGTTACACTTTGACATTTGTAGGTACTGAAAAGAATTTAGCTAACTTTATTGATTGTACAGATGAAACTACATTAGCTGCTACTATCTTTGACGGTGCAACTATTGTAACAGATTAAGAATTTCTAATAATGAATTGAAGCGTATCTATTAAGGTACGCTTTTTTTTTGAAACAAAATTAAGTTTTAAAAGTCTATAAGATATGATAGTTTTACAAGAATCATTATTTAATCAAACTTTTCAATGCGCCCCTAGAAATAGCGTTTTTGATACAATTAGAGTATTTAGTGAAGCTGAAAATACGTCTGTAGATATTACAGAGTTTACCACTACACCTGGAGGTTATTATATTAACGTTTCAGCTATTTTTGAATTAAGGGAAAATTTCACTTATACGATTAAATTACTAAACGAGGGTGCTGTAGTTTTTTATGATAAAATGTTTTGTACTAATCAAACGGTTTCAGATTTCAGCGTAAATGATAACGAATACATACAAAGACAATCCGCAAATAATTTCATAGTTATATGAGTGAAATAAATAAAAATATTAGAGTAATTGAACTTGCAAGTTACGAAGCTCCAAAGATTACAGAGGATAAAAAAAATGATTGGGTAACTTTTGGAGAAAATAACAGTTACTTTCAATTTCTAATTGATAGATATAAAAATAGCACAACAAATAACGCTGTAATTAACAATATTACTAGATTGATTTACGGACGTGGTTTAAGTGCCTTAGACGCTTCAAGAAAGCCAAATGAATACGCACAAATGATGAGTGTATTTAGCCCTAACGAAATTAAAAAAATCGTAACAGATTTAAAAATTTTCGGACAATGTGCTATTCAGATTTCAAAAAGTAAAGGTAAAGTTTTAAAATCTTTTCATATTCCAGTCCAATTATTAGCACCGCAAAAATGCGATAAAGACGGAAACATAAACGGTTATTTCTATTCGGACAACTGGGACGATGTTAAAAATTTTCCCCCTAAATTAATTCCAGCATTCGGTACTTCAAAAGAAGATATTGAAATACTTTACATAAAGCCGTATGCCGTTGGTATGAAGTATTTTTCTTATTGTGATTATCAGGGTTGTATTCCTTACACAAAACTAGAAGAGGAAATAAGCGACTATTTAATTAACGAAGTACAAAACGGATTTTCAGGGACGAAAGTAATTAATATAAATACTGGCAGTTACACTGAAGAGCAACAAGACGATGTTTCAAGACAAATTTTAAGTAAGGTTACTGGCGCAAAAGGTAAAAAAGTTATCGTTTCATTTGTCAGAAATCAAGAGCAAAAAACAACTATTGACGATGTGCCGTTAAACGATGCACCGCAACACTATCAATATTTATCAGATGAATGCCGAAATAAAATAATGGTAGGACACAATGTTACAAGTCCTTTGATTTTCGGTATTACTTCGGCTAACGGATTTTCAAGTAATGCAGACGAATTAAAAAGTAGCGTTGTTTTGTTCGACAATATGGTTATTCGACCTTTGCAAGATTTATTGATTGAAGCTTTTGATCAGATTTTAGCCGTTAACGGAATTTCTTTGAAACTTTATTTTAGAACTTTACAACCTTTGGAGTTTACAGACTTAGAAAACGCACAAACTGCAGAGCAAGTAGCAGAAGAAACTGGAACGGAATTAAGCAAGGTAAACACGGAATTAGAAGAGATTATTAACCAAGCAGAAGAACTTGAAGAGGGTTGGAAGATAGTTGATGAACGAGATGTTGACGTAGAGCTAGAAGAAGAATTAAATTCACAACTTATAAATGCTGAATTAAAATTAAGCGACAAAGGAACGCTTTTAAGCAAGTTAGTTAACCTAGTTAGTACTGGTAGTCCAAAACCTAATTTAAAAAGCACACAAGACAAGAAAGTAGGGGATTTAAAGTATTTCAAAGTTAGATATAGATACAATGGAAACAAAGTTCCTGATAGAGATTTTTGTAAAGCTATGATGAATGCAAGTACTAGACTATTCAGAAAAGAAGATATTGATGTAATGAGTGCAAAAGCTGTTAATCCTGGTTTTGGAGAAAACGGAGCAAACACATACGACATTTTTAGATTCAAAGGCGGTGCAAGATGTCATCACAAATGGTCTAGAGTTACAATGATGTTAGACCTTACTAAAATGGAAAAAGGTTATCAAGATATTGGAACTAGAAGCGCAGAGATTAAAGGTTACAAAGTTACTAATCCTTATGAAGTTTCTATTTATCCTAACAATTTACCTTTAAAAGGTTTCAGCCCTAAAAATAAAAATTTACCTAGCGACGTAAAATAATGGCAAAGATATTACTTATAGAACACACGGACATAGTAAAGTTTACAGCGATGAACGGCAACGTTGATACTGATAAATTTATTCAGTATGCTTTGTACGCTCAAGATACGCATATTGAAACTTATTTAGGTACTCAATTACTTAAAAGAATACAAACAGATATTGAAAATGATACGCTTACAACTCCTTATTTGGAACTTTTGGATAACTATATTAAACCGATGCTTATACATTGGGCATTCGCTGAATATTTACCTTTCTCAGCTTATACGATAGCTAATAAAGGCGTTTATAAACATACAAGTGAGAATGCTCAAAACGTTGAAAAAAACGAAGTAGATTATTTAGCCAGTAAAGCGGTTTCAATGGCGCAACATTACACTGATAGATTTATTTCGCACATGAGTTTCTATTCTAATTTATTTCCTGAATACGATACAAATTCAAACGGAGACGTTTATCCAAATTCAAACTCAAATTATTTAGGATGGATTCTGTAAAAAAGCCAAAGCAGTACAAGCCAAAAGCGGAAAACGTAAAAAAGCTGATTATTTATTTAAATAAGCAAAAGAAAAATGACTGAATTTTACGATATAACAACTGATTTAAAAAACGCTTTGATAAATTCGCCTTTTGTAAATACGGTTACAACTGGCGGACTTGAAGACGTGGATTTAAATAAGAAAACTATATTTCCACTTTCGCATATTATTATAAATTCAGCAGTCCCAAGATCGCAAACAGTTTCTTTTAATATTTCTGTTATCGCAATGGATATTGTGGACGAAAGTAAAGAAACGACCACGAATATCTTTGTAGGAAATGACAATGAACAAGACGTATTAAATACGCAATTACAAGTATTGTTAAGGTTATCTAAGGAGATGACAAACGGTCAGTTATTTAGTGAATTAATACAAGTTATTGGAGAACCTACTTGCGAACCGTTTACAGATAGATTTGAAAACAAGTTAGCTGGTTGGACGATGACATTTGATGTAGAGATTCCAAACGAGATGACTATTTGCGGGGATTTAATTCCAAGTGGAAATTGTTTACCAGCTTTTATTGAAAATTCTGATGGTACTTATTCAGACTTTGTCGAAAGTGGTGCTACAAGGATTCTACCTGATACAACATATAATTTTATAATTAACGGAGTTACAACTAGCGAAACAGTACCAAGTTTAGCTGATAATACATTTAACATACTATGGCAATAATAGACATTAACATAGCAACGCCCACTTTGGACGAGGTTACAACAAATGGTGGAAGGTCAACAACACAAGAAATTCAATTTACTAATACTGATACAGGTATTTTGTTAGATAATGGTTCAAGACTTCGCAACGGAACTATTGACGCAAATACTGGCGGTTCAAAAGGTATTGCTCAAATTTGTGGCGTTGGTTATGAGTTGAAATGGGAAGCTGGAAGTCAGTATGTAATGGACGGAAACGGCACTTTAATTCGTGAAGTAAACCATAAATTTAATATTATTCCTGATGCGAACAACGATAGTACAGAGGGCTTTTACGTTGGTTCTAGGTGGGTTTTAGACAATGGAGATGTTTATGTTTGTACAGATAGCACCGCAACAAGTGCAGTTTGGCAAATAGTTGTAAATGCTGATTGGAACGCAACAACTGGATCAACTGTAATAGCAAACAAACCAAGTATTCCATCAGCTCAAGTAAATTCTGATTGGAACGCAACAAGTGGAGTTTCTGAAATATTAAACAAACCAACGATTCCTACAATATTGCCAGTAACTCAAATGGCTATAAAGCAAAATGCTAGTATTTCGCACACTGGCACAACTGCAAACACAATCGTTGCAAATTATTTAATTCCTGCAGGTACTTTTCAGGCAAATGATTTTTTTAGGTTTGTTGCTTCAATGACTACCACAAACAATACAAATGTTAAAACTATTCGTCTATATTTTAATACATCAATTTCATTAACTGGTGCAACTTTGGTAGCTACAAGGTTATTGACTTCATTAATAGGAACGACATTAGCTAGGACACTTTGCTTTAAGAATAGTTTATCAAGTCAGGAGATTTTTTCGCCAACTGTAAACTTTGGGGACGATGAAAACGTATCGACTAACTTAAATACTTTAAGTATTAATTTCGGAGTTAATCAGTATTTAATTGTGGCAGTTGAACTAGCAAATTCAGCAGATACAGTTGTTTATAGTAGTTTAAGAACAAATATTTTCAGATAATGGTTGAAGTAGTAAAAATATTCAAAACGTACGGAGGTCTAGGAGTGGTTTCTGTTTGGTTGTTTTTGACAAATAGTAGAGTTGATAAACTAGAGCTACAATTAGCAGCGTGTAACGAATCAAAAATTGATATTTACCGTGAGCTTAGTAAACCAAAAACAAGTCAGCACAGCGAAGATAAAGCACCATTAAACGCAATTTTAACTCAAGCAATAACAATTAAAAACAGTGAAGATGAAGAATGTTGAACAAATGGATTTATTGGAACGCTTAGAAGCTCCAACGCCAAAAAAGAACAAAAGAATCGGTAGAATTTTCACAGCTATTGGAGTAATTGCGGGAACTATCTTAAGTGCTGGAGTTGTTACAGCGCCTTTAGGAATAACTATCTTAACAGTTGTTACGGCAGTCAGTGGTGGCATAGCAGTATTTAACGGTCAAAAAGTCGAGAAAGACTAAACAATCCAAACATGGTAGAAAAAATTAGTAAGAATGTTCATAAGATATCTTTATCAGGTGAACATAATGAAATTGCTTTGCTTTCAGATTTGCACTGGGACAATCCAAAATGCGATAGGGTGCTACTTAAAAAGCACTTAGACTATTGCTTAAAAAATAATATTTTTGTAGTTATAACTGGGGATTTATTTTGTTTGATGCAAGGGCGTGGAGATAAACGAGCGAATAAATCGGACATCTTGCCAGAGCATAATAATTTTAAATATTTAGATTCTATTATTGAAACGGCTGTAGAGTGGTTTACACCGTATGTAAGCATCTTAACTGTTATTTCGTATGGTAACCATGAAACGAGTGTAATAAAGTGGCAAGAAACGGACATTTTGCAAAGGTTTGTTGACTTGTTAAACATGACTACGGGCGGAAACGTTCAAGTTGGTGGATACGGCGGTTGGATTATTTACGAGGTTACGCATCGAACAAATGTAAAAGCAACTTTTAGACACAAATATTTTCACGGCTCAGGCGGTGGCGGTATTGTTACAAAGGGCGCAATAAATCTAACTAGGGCGTTGGAAACTTACGAGGGGTTCGACTTGTTTAGTATGGGGCATATCCACGAAAACAGCTGCAGAAACGACTCTAGAGAAATTCTTTATACAAACGCTGGTATAACTGAAATTAGATTGAAACAAATACACCATTGCATTACAGGAACGTATAAGGAAGAATACGGCGACGGTTCTAAAGGGTGGCACATTGAACGTGGCGCACCTCCGAAGCCTTTAGGCGGACGTATTTTGATGCTAAGCGTAAAACGTGAAAATGATAAATTGCACAAACTTTTAGATAGTAAAGGGTTTCCAATTTAGACTAATATATTAGTCAAAAAGGAAATATTTGAGTAATTTAGCTAATATATTAATCAAAAAAAATGGCAAAAATAATTTTAGAATTCGATTCGTGTGAAGAGGAAGACGACGCTAGGACGGCACTTGATGGTTACAAGTGGAAATTAGCAGTTTGGAACATAGACCAAAAATTACGTGGCGTTGTAAAATATGAATCAAGTATTTTAGAACACAATGAGAAAGCATCAAATACAGAAATAGAAGTTTCGGATAAATTAAGGGAGAAAATTAGAGAAGTTTTAAATAGTTACGGTTTAAATTTAGATTAAATGAGCAACGTTAGAAGTTATACTGATATTGAATTACTAGAGAAAGTCAAACTTGTAAGAGGGTACAAAGGTATTCCTGGAACTTATTGGATTTTAGCAGTTCGAAGTCAAGAAGACGAAACGGATAAATTCGATGACAAATTATATTTATTTCGTGGATCAAAATTTGTCCTGGTTACTTCATGTACAACAAACAAGGGAAATAAAGGTACTGGCGTTGTTTGTGCGAATGTTTGGAACTACGGAGCGTATCAAATTGGTAAGCATAAAGGCAAAGTTAAAGCGGGACTTCAAAGAGTAGGTTTTGAATATCAAAGAGATTTCACTGCAGACGGAAAAACCAATCCAACAACTGAGGTTAAGACAGATATTCGGGGGTTTAATTTTCATCCAGCAGACCATGACATTAACCGTAAAATAGTAAAGACTAATATAGGCGGTTGGAGTGAGGGTTGCATTGTGTTAAATGACATACCAACCTATTTAAAAGTTATAAATTTGTTAGAACCACAAAAGATTTGGTCGATGGTTATTCTTAATGAATTTTAATTATCTTTGTCTTAAGTTTTTTCATACTAGTTTTCGTTTAGGTACATTAAAGCACTTCGTAAAGGGGTGCTTTTTTAGTTTATACCGTTTATCATTGATATTTACCGTTCAACACAATTATAGTATTTAATCAAAATGTAGGTTGTAGATTTGTTGAAACTTTAAAAATTTAAATTATGAATGAAAAGAAAATCGCGCTAGTATTTTTTGGTGCTTATGTAGCAGTATTATTATTTTGGTTAATTGTTTGAGTTATGGACGATTTCCCAATACTAAAAATGAAAGACACGCTTAAGGAAATTGAGCGCCGTTTATCTGAAAAAATCGAAGCGGATAATCCACGCTTTGCAGATGAAATTCAGGAAGACGAATTAAAAGTAAAGCAGTTGAAAAGGTCAATCGCTATTTTAGAATCAAATAAATATTAAGATGGACGAACGAGATTATAAAGCAATGAATGCAGAAATAAAAAACCAAACAGCAGTTGAGTGGCTAAGACAAGAGTTGTTAAAAAGAGATATGGATAACTCAATTAAAGACTTATTTAAACAAGCAAAAGAAATGGAAAAGCAACAAATAATTGATGCCTTTGATGAAGGTCAAGAATATGAATATCAATATCACATAAATTCTGCACCTAAATTTGATTCTTTAACTTACTACAAAGAAAACTTTAAATAAACTTGCATTTAATTAAAACTTATTTAGTATATTTGCACAAACGAAAATTAATTAATTATGGAAAACAAGAAAGACCACTTTAGAAAAGTGTACAAAAGCGACCATTTAGGCGTTGCGGATTTAGAAGATTTTAGAGAAAATAATATTTCTTTGATATTCACAATCAAACAAGTTAAGCAAGAATTAAACGTTTCTGTTGCTGGTAAAAAAGGCGATTTTAATATTGCTTATTTCAATGAAAGTATTAAACCTTTAGTTTTAAATGCTACAAACTCAAAAATTTTAAAAGGTTTTTCAGTTGGGAAAAGTCCATACGTTCAAGACTGGGTAAACATTCCTGTTGAATTGTACATTGACTATTCAGTAAAGATGAAAGGCGACCTAGTTGGGGGTGTACGAATTTCTCCAGTGCAGCCTAAAATTCAAGTAAAAGAAAAACCATTTTTTACTGAAGCTAATTTTGAAAAGGCAAAAATCGCAAATGCAACAATCGAGAAAATCAAAGAGGTTTATCAAATAACAAATGAAGTTGAACAAAAATTTATTGAGTATGTCAAAGGAAATTGAACAAAGAACAGACGAATGGTTTAATCAAAGATTGGGACGTTTTACAGCGTCCCGTATTGACGAACTAATGGGAGTTAAAGGATTAGGGTTAACTGGCGAAGATTACGCCTTTCAGAATGCTTGTGAGGTTGTATTCGGTAGGAATGAAGAGGAAAGTTTTACTTCATTTGATATGCAACGAGGAATTCAATTAGAACCTTTAGCACTGGCAAAGTTTAATGAAGTAAATCAATTTAATTTCATCAAAGCAGAAACAGCTAGTTTTTTCCCATTTGGGGAACATGCTGGGGCAAGTCCAGACGGTTTAATTGGTAGTGATGCCATTTTAGAAATCAAATGCCCAAGACCAAATAAATTTTTTAAGATCGTAGAAAAAGGAATTTCCGCAATAGATAGACTTTACATTAATCAGATGCAAATGCAAATGCTTTGCACAAATTCGCAAAGATGCCATTTCTTCAACTATATTATCTATAATGGGGTTGAGATGTGGCACGAACTAATAATCGAGCGTGACGAGGCTATAATCGATAAAATAAAAGAACGTATTGATATTGCAGTTGAATTGAAGTTGCAATTTATCGAATCATTAAAAACTAATATTCAATTTGAATTAAATTAAAATAAAGTAAATATGAGTGCAATAATCCAAATGTCGATTGATGTAACAAAGATTGACAAATCAAAACTTAAAGACGGAAAATACTTGAATGTAAGTATTAGCGTAAACAACGAAACGAAATACGATAACAACGTTTCAATGTGCTACAACCAAACAAAAGAGGAACGAGAGTCTGGCGCAAAGAAAACCTACTTCGCAAACGGTAGGGTAATTTGGACGGATGGCGTTATTAAAGTAGCTGAAAAGTCTATTCAGAATGATTTGCCAAGTGATAATGCAGTTGCTGAAACTGATATGCCATTTTAAATTAAACAAGGGGGTGCGCATCTTTAACGCATATTAAAATAGAAGTTATGAATCATTTGAAAAAACCAAGACAGTCACGCAGATTTTTAGGAAACACAATTAATCCTACTGCGTTTGATAAAGCACATTTAAAAGCATATTTGAAAGGGAAAGAGATATTTTCTTTCGGTTTTGACCACAATATTATAAGTCCGAAACTAGAAGAAAGACGAAAAAAACATTTAGTACTTCAAAAATTTGTGTAAATTAATCAATGGCGTATCACTGCATAAAGCATAAGTACACATTTCAAAATCCGTTATTCCTAGAGTTTAACGGATTTTTTCATTTTATTTCAAAAATAATTTAAAAAAGTTGTATTTAATTAAAATGTTTTCGTACATTTGTAGAAACGAAAACGGAAAAGATTATGAATTTAGCTCAAACAAACTTAGAAGTAAACACAGATGTAGTTTTTATTACTGATGGTTTAATGAAGTTTTACAAAACAAAATGCGAACTTGGAGTAGTATCTAAAAATGAATACGATGCTAGAGGTCGAAATTGTATGTTTTATAGTTTTAAAACTAATAAGCAAATATTACCTTTATTGCAAAAAATGGATTAATAATCTTAGGGGTGCGACTGTAACGCACATTAATATTTAAACGAAAAAGTTATGAGAATTAAAGCTAAAATTACAGCATCAGAAAAAGCGACAAACCGTAGAGAATCTCAAAAGTACACTTCATGCAGTGCAAAAGGCATGATTGAGTGGAATACCATCGGTATGTACATTAGAAACGTTTATTTCAATGGTAAATTAAACACAGTTATTAGTTACGATTACATTTTAAACGATTAAGTTATGAAAATCTCAAAAAAAGAAGTTATGAAAATGGCTTGGTTAAATTTTAAATGTGGACCAAGTTCAGTAATAGGTAATTTTCCACGAAGCCTTAAAAGAGCTTGGCTTTATTACAGAAATAGAAATATCGGTTACGTATCACCTGAGGACGATCAAGCAATAGGAAACGCAATTTTAGCAACATGGAACAAGAAACTATTTTAAACCGCTACAAAGCA